GTAAATTTAAAAATTTAAAAATTTTTTATTTTAAAATTTTAATCTTCCATTTCAACGAGTTGAGATACGTTGATCTTACTAACTTAAATTAAAAATATGAAGCACAAAAAGAAAATTAAAAATATTAGATACTTTAGCAATTTTCATAAATTCAGGATTTATCATAAAAATATATTTGATGGAATGGGCGTCTTCAAGCCTAAGGATGTTGAGCATACAATACGAGTCTGTTTCCAGATATCTAAAAGTACTGCTCGCTTCTTGACAGAAAAAACTTTTGTTGAACTGTTTCAATACTCTGAGGAGATGGAGGCTTATCTGAAAACTGTAAATATAAAAGCTAAATGTGAGAGCAATCGAACTGAAACTTTTGAAACCATGAGTAAGAAAAATGACATATTTTTAGACTATACCCTAGTAAAAAGGACATTCCACGTTATGGCTAGACAGACTGCTTTGATGGGACATAAATTTAGGAAAATATCGTTTTCTGATGCATTAAACTATATGCCTAAAAGTACATCTTCAAGCTTCCCTGATCACGTGACACCAAAGGCTGACAATTTTAGTCACATAATTTGGCAAAACAAAAGCTGTAGTAAAGAGGAAGAATGGAGATTCTTTGATGAGTGCTTAATCGGTACTCAATGGCGCACACAAATTAGTCGCTCAAATGAATTGAAGTTTAGGCAATTTTATCCGCTGCCGCATTACATTCAAGCTCTGGAGAGACAATACTTTAATGGATTTTTCATACATTTTGAGAAATACAAGGATACTCCATATGCCTATGCAAATATTTGGCCTAATTTAAAACGTAGGTACATAAATTGTCAAAAATACAAGTATACATACTCTTTAGATATAAAGGGGTTTGATATGAATATAAGTAATACGATGATTAAGCTGGTTCTTGATTGGATGAAATCTTTTTTGATTTTAAACGATGACGATCTAGCTATGGTTAACTCAATAATAGAGTATCACTTAAATGCTAATGTATTGTTATCATCAAATCGTGAAACGATTGTTTTTAATAAAGAAAGAGGATTGCTTTCTGGTAGTACGCTAACTAATTTGTTGGGATCTATGATAAGTATGTTTTGTATACAGTACTATACTCTCAGTTCTACGCGAACAACATTGAGTAATGTGGCATATACAGTCCATGGTGATGACAATATATTTGGATCAGATCGTAAGATAAAGATAGATGATATCGCTGAGTTTTACAACAAACATTTTGGACTGACTATAAGTATGGAAAAATCCGAAGTCTTCAACAGAGGTGAACAAATATATTTCCTTGGGCATTATATCGACACTAATGGAAGATACCTAAATAAGGATAGAATGATACGCCAACTTTGTTTTGGTTCAAGTTACATCGATAAGAGTATCATGAGTAGTTCAGAGCGTATTATTAGTAAGTTGTGTAGTTTACTTTTTAAATGTGTAGATGGTTGGGATACCTTCCTGTCACTAAAAGAAAGAATATTGGGGTTGCTTGATTTAAGTGAATTGCCTAAATACTATCAGGAAATAACCTCCATCGGGG